TAGGGTTTTAGTCCTGGATCTAGATTATCTTCCATTTGAATAATAGCACCAGCACCTGCTGAGGCTTCAGTGCCAGGTGTTTTAACCAATGCGGGGTGTCCATTGATTCTGATGCTCTGTTCAACTTCACTGGTAAGATTGAAGATAGTTCTTTGTGCTTTGGCAATGTCAGCAATATCACTCATACCAATGCCACGCACAGGTGTCTTGTGGTTATAGGCAATGATTGCAGGAATCTCGCCTAATTGATTAGGTTCAACATAGTGTTCTAGAACTGTTCTACTCTTGTGATCAATAACCCATGTGTGTATTTCAGTTGTGGTCCACTCTCTGACTGTGCTTACTGATTCATTGCCTTCTTCAATATATTTGAAATAGGTTAGGTTATAACGACCATTAGGCAGTCTATTCCAACGCCAGTCTGTGACCAACAATGGTGAAATAACATTTACATAAGGTCTAACATCAGCTGCTATTTCATCACCTTTGGTCTGTGCACCAACATTAGGCTTTACACATAAAACCCAAGCATGACCAAACACTGCTGACCATATGGCCACTTCTTTCATAAACGCATCAAAGCTGCGTCCATCCATGTCAGCATCTTCTAGAAATGATTCTAACATAGGTTCATATTCTATTGAACCAAATTCACGCTTGGGTTCTTCACGGAATAAGAAGCTGATGTAGGTTGAGATCACTGAACGGCAATGATTTTCTAGGTGTGTGGCCGTTAGCCTAGCTGTGTATTCTTGACTGTTTTCATTTACATATTTGGTTAGATGTTGGCCACGTGTATAGTCATCGCCACCAACATAGCTTTCCAACAAGAATTGCCACTGTGTTCTATTGCGAACATAGAATTGATTTTCTGATGTCACATAGAGATATTGTTCTAATAATGTCTGTTGCATTTTATTATCCTTTTATACTGTAATTTTATGACCCCATTGCTGGATAGATTTGCTGGGTTCTCTTTCACGTTTCACAGGGAATAGATAATCTACCATATACCCTAATGCATCCATCATGTGATCCAACCCACTTTCTTTATCAGGTTGAGTTGAACCTTCTTTATAAGTCTGTCTTTCCAACCCCTCAATGGTATGCTTACATTTAGGATCAACAAACAAATATCTGTTACCTGAACTGGCACATAGTCTACTGTTGACAGCGTTTATTCTGTCTCTGACTGGGGTGTGCTGCATTGGGGCTTTGACAATCCATCCCGCATTCTGGAGGGTAATGATGTCAGTAAGGCCGCTAGCACTGGTTTTCCTTTGTCGTCCTGCTGGATCTGGATAACACCAGATCTTACAGCCTGGATATCTACTTGTAATTTCATCCACTGTTTCTTTGGTGTTAGAAGAAAACAGGCGGATTTCGTCAATGACATGCAGTGTGTCTCCCTTTCTTGTGGCTATGACCGCTGACATGGGATCTATGTTAAAATCCATGCCAACATATAACACTTGAGGTATGGGTTCTTCCCAACGGCGAACATTTAGACCTCGTTCAAATGCATAATAGATACGTCCAGCAAATGTTTCAAATGTAGCCATATACTCTTGGCGGAATGTTCTTTCATCTAGATCACGACGAGCTTGCTCTATTTCTTCTTCTGGCACACGGCCACCTTCAATGGTGGTAAACTGATAACTTGACCAATGGTCTGGATCATCTAGATTATTTTGAAATAATTCATAACTCCAATTACCAATGCCTTTGGGTGTGCCAATAAACAGAGCACGACCCTGTTTGTCTGACAGTGTGGGGCGCAGTGTTTCATACCAAGCATCTGGATCAATATCTGCAAATTCATCTAATACAATAAAATCCAAACCTACACCACGTAGGCTGTCATGATTGTCAGCACCTTTGAGGCAGATAGTAGATCCATTCTTTAGTTGTATGGTCAACTCAGTTTCATTGATCTTTTCTGTCCAACGTAGGTCCTGTAGGCGATTCTTTAGTTTACGCCAAACAATGTTCTTTGACTGTCTATAGGTAGGGGCCACATACCAAACATCTTTGCCTGGCAGTCTGGCATGATAACATAGTTCTCTCACAGCTAGGTGTGTTTTGCCAAAACGACGACCAGCAACTACCACACGGAATCGCTTGGGATCATCTACTACAGTCAATTGTCCTTGACTTAATGGCATTATTCTTCTGCTCCCCATGGCAATGGGAAATTGTCTTCTCTAGCCAATGGATTATCACTTTGGCCCAAATAGTTTTTACCTAACCAAATTAACAAGGTAGCATTGCCCTGCAGTGCTGTGCTGACTTGAACTGCTCTTAGACGGCGTTTAAGTGCTGCACGACCTTTTGCCATATAAACGCTAAAGTTATATCTAAGAGTGTTTTCATCAATCATAAACCACTCTGCTATTTCTTTATCTGTGCAGCCAATTTCTGCTAATCGCCAAACTTCATCTGGTGGCACTACCCGTTGATTTTTACCACGACCTACTATCAGTCCCTGTTTGGTAACTTCACCCCATTTGGGATCTTTACGGGCCTTATACTCCCATTTGGGTAATTTAGGATCCTGTTCAGGTGTTTCACTGGGTAAATCTGGCTCTTGATCTATAGGTTCTGTCATAGACTACGATTCTCTATTTTTAATCTAAATGCACGTTTGTCAGTCAATCCACTGTCTGTGGTAATAGTGGCTGTTACAGTATAGATCTTACCTACTGTGCCTGCTGATATTTCCACATAGGTCCAAGTGTTAGTTTGTGCTAGACCTTGTGTGTGCTTGACTGGGGGGTTGGCATCATTGGCTCTGGCTGATATGGTATAACTGACTGTGCTCAGTGCTGTTCCTGTAGGCAACCAATCTGACCAATCCATTGAATAGATTAGACGTGCTCCAGGATCTTTTTCAATGTAACTGCCAATGGCATCTTGTTTATAACCTGTAATGGTTGACATGTGTTATCCTCTCAATATTATATTTACGCGAGTTTCGCTAGGCACCTGAATTATGCGCGATTCTGGTAGAACTTTGATAGTTCTTGTCTCTGATGGCACAGTCAATATCAATTCAGGTGGTATGTTGAATACAGTGCCCACTGTGACCACTGTGTTAAATGCCAAGAAGTCAGCTTCTACATTTACCAATTTGGTTATAAAGAATACGCCAGTAAATGCAGATTGCATTATGCTACCTGATTCTTTGACCTTCATGGCCTCAGTGATCTGCTGGAATTCTGTGGCTAGATCTGCTCTGCTGAATCTTATTCTTGACTGCTCTGTAGCTGTGTTTTGATTAAATTCACTTGATATTGTGGACGCTGTCTGTGCAAATTCAGCGGATAATGGTATTGCTTGATCTCTAAACACCGTGGCAGCTGTGACCATTGAGGCTGTGGATTCCATCAGTATGGTGCCAGTGGCATTGACTGCTGCTGCGGTCAGTGTTGAAGCAGCTACTTCTAGTATACTGTCGCTCAAACGGATTCTGGTATAGTCTATGTTCTGTGTGGCAGTGCTGGTCAAACTAGCGTCAGCACGTCTTATCACACGACCAGTCGCAGAGATCGTGGCGGTCACTGACATGTTGCTGTCTGCAACACGACGACGATCTACATCTGCTGTGACAGTGGTTACTATATTGGCTGTGCTGCCAGTTCTCACAGTTTTAACTGCTGCTGTGGTCTGTGTAAATTCGCTAGACTGATTGCTTTGTGCTAATCTAGCCACATTGCCAGTGGTAGTTTGTGTAAAATTGGCTGTGGGATTAGCAGTATAACCTCTGAATCTCTTGACTGCGGGTAGGCTCAATGCAGTTTCTGCTGACAATACGCCAACAGCCCAAACTGCATACACGTAACGATAGTTGCTGTAACTTGGATAGATTTCAGTGGTTGATGTGCCAGATCCTAGATTAGCACTGCCCAATGTATTGGTGTTGGCAGTGCTGATAGGTGTAAACACACTTAGGCTAGGTATGTTAGGCGCTGTTAATTGTGAATAACTCCAATTACCAGTTAGACCTAATCTATAGGGAATGTCGGTAAAATACAATCCACCTGTGTCTTCAATAAATCTACCAACAGCAGTTATACCTTGACTCTTGGCATTGTATGGCTGTGTCCAATAGAACTTGGGACCTTCTAATTCAAATTCAATTTGTCCTCTGCGTTTGGGCTCATCATTGTCTGTATAGGCTAGGTCATCACTGAATGTGCTGGCCCAATCAACTGTGTTGTTGATATAGTTGGCTCTAAACAAACTAGTTGAGGCATTTACATAGATTTTGGTATTGCTAGGATCAACTGCAATGTCATCAATGATTACGCTGCTCTGTTTGGCTAGACCAATGGTAAGGTCTGTGTTTAATCTTGCAAATTTATATCTACCACTGACCCACATCTGACTTTGACTGTCAATGATCAAATTGTTTACGTTAAAATTATAGTCAATGGCAGTGATCAAATCACCATTGCTCTTGTCTAGTTTATAGTATTGACTGTATTCTGCTAGATCCCAATTTACAGCTAGATATACATGATTACCTAACACACTAATACCATAGCCTCTATGAGGTTGGTTAGTGACCACAGCACCTGTTTTATGCCATAGTCTAGTGCCTGAATCATTGATCTTGGCTGCGGCCCAATTGACCTGTGCAATACCCTGCCAACCAGTTAGATAAATGTCTGTGCCATCATGTGTGATTTTTTCAACTGTCTGTATTGGACTAGTCCATGAAGTCAATGTATATGTATTGATGTTTAATCTATAGACATTGCTAGACCAACCTGCAGTGGTTGTAAAATTGTTTACTGCCCAATATAGATTATCACCTTTCTTGATTAGGTTACTGACAATGGCTTCATTCTGTGTGCTTTGACCACGATCAAACTGATAAAACTTGGCCCATAACTCTTCACCAGTCTTGGTTTTTCTAGCAACAATAGCACTGCCATCAAAGTTATTGGTGTTGAGATTTAATCCCATTAACTCATAGATAATTTCGTTGGTTTCATCTAACACAAAATCTTCTAACCACCAATAAATGTCACTTGAATCATTTCTTATACCAAATAGCCAACTGGTTATGTTTAGATTACCTTCAAATGCACGACCATCTGCGGTCAATGTTGTTGTGACTGATAATGTCCTAGTAATACCTCTGATTCTGTCTGCTGAGGCTGAGACTGTGGCAGTTGTGGTCAAATTAGCTTGTGCTAATCTAACACGCATTCCTTCTATCAACTCTGTATTGAATGCAGAGAATGCAGCACTGGCTTCGCGTATTCTTGATAGATTTGTATTGGCAACTAAAGTTACTTCTTCATACAATGCAGCATTGGCATCACGCACAGGACCAGCTACTGTGGTCTGCGTAAATTCACTGCTGAGGGCTGCTTGTGCCTGTTGTATGCGTGTGCCAGCAAATACTTGGAATCCTTCTACTACTAACTGTGCTTGACCATCAATGATGTTTGTGGTCAATATGCTGACAGTGGATTGGACATTCTGTCCACTCATTGCTTCTGTGATCTTGAATGCAGTAGTTGACTGTGTAAATGTTGCAGACTGTGTGCTGTCTGCTGTTTTTAGTAAGCCTAGGTCATCACTGAGGTCAATGTCAAAATGACTTAGAACTAATATGTTGCCTTGACTTTCTGGTAACCATTTGTCAGTAGGCACAGTAATAGTTGACGCTGATCCATTACCAAGTGCTAGATCATTACGTATCAATAATTCATCAATGTAAAAGTCACCACTTTCTGTAAACAGACCGTCACCAATATAAACTGGTTGTGTGGAATCACGGAATGAACTTGGTATGGTTCCACCACTGATAGGTGTTAACTTGGTGCCATTGACATAAAGAAAGATGCTGGTGCCATTGCGTATCAAACGCACATGGTTAAATGTATTGGTAGTAACAATATCCCAACTAGTAGATAATTGTGTGCCACCACTATTATAACTGTTAAAGAAATATCTGTTGTTGACTACCTGCAGACTCCAACTGGTATTGCCACCAGTATTGCCTTGGCTGATAAAAGTCTGTGTATTAGTAGATGTAGAATAATGCCAGAAATCAATAGTAGCCCAATTGTCCCAATCCGCACTATCTCCCATATAGGCATAACTGCCTGCAGGAACATACAGACTACCAGCACCCCATTTCTTAGTAGAGGTGTTAATAGCAGCTGAGCCACTGACGGTGTAAACACGTGGGCGACGATTGCTGAGATATCCTGTGGCTGAGAGAGTAGCGTTTGTGGTTAGTGCTGCTTGTGCAAATTGAACATTTAATGCATCTGCAGTTAGTGTTGATTCTGATTGAAGTGTGGCTAATATGTAGTGTGTATGAGTGCCTGTGGCAGTCTGTGTGAATTCTGCGGATAGAGTTTTGGTAATATCCACAGTTTTCACTGCTTGGCTTGATACATTAAGAATGCTGTCAAGTGTAATGTTTGCACTTCTATTAGCCACAGCATCCACAGTCATTGTGGTTATGGAATCTATGATCGCTGTGTAATTTTTATAGACAATGACTGAGAGTGTAGGTGTAAATGCAGCACCAAGGTCAATGATGAGATCAACTGTTTTACTACCTGCTGTAGTCTGTGCAAATGCTGCAGACTGTGCGCTGTCAAACTGTTTGATATTGTAGACCACAGCAGCCAACGTGGCAGCACTGCTAAAACTGCCGTTGGCTTCAACTGTAACACCTGAAACAATTTCTGCATCACAGATCAGTGTGCCAGTGCTACCATAATATTCATAGTAACTGGCTTCTATGTAACCTTCATCAATATAAGGCGTGAGATCAATTTTGGCTGAGGCCACATATACATAATACTTGGCTTCAATATAGCCTTCTTCATAATAAAATTGATCCACAATTGCTCCTTAATTAACTATTATCGTCAGTAAATGTTGTTGATCCATCTGAACCTTCAAAATGCATTAACAAAGTTGTATTTGCGTCATTTACAAAAGCTGAGGTTGAAGGTGTAAAATTGCTAGTGTATCTACAGATACCTTTGCTAATTCTTAATTCATCAATATGTGCATTTAGCCAATAAGCATTAACATAATTTCCAATCAATGCACCATTGCTGGCGGATATTGCTCCACTTAATCCGCCAGCAGTGCCAACCTCAGTGCCATTATGCCACAATTTCATAGTTCCGCCTTGGCGTGTAAATGCTGCATGATACCATGTATTAGCTGAAATTGTCAGTGCTGACGATGTAACATAGTTATTACTACCACTCCACTGTGCATAAACCCAATTACCGCTGACATTGGTTAGATATAACATCATAGAACCAGGATTGTTAAACAATGCTCCAATTACTGGTGCAGTAGCAGTTGGACTTCTCCACCAACATTCCCAAGTAATATCTTGATTAGCATCATAACTCCAAATGCTATTATTGCCTGTGCTTTCTAAATAATCACCATTGCCATCAAATAATCCACTTGCACTGCCAAATTTACTTTGTGCAGTGTCAATCTGTGCATTGCCATATGTAGCCCAGGTAATCTGTGTTCGTTGAACTGCTGCTGGTTTTTGTCCAGCAAATGCGCACATTACGCCTGTCATGATACGTTTCCTGAAATAATGCAACGTGTTGCTGATACAAAAATAATAGTTGCAACACCGCGTGTGGCCAATGTCACTGTGGCCTTGTCAGTGTCAGTGCCTGCAATGTATGCATCTGTAATTGAACAGGTAATGGTAATGCCTGCTGTATGATTGTTGACGATGACAATGGCATCACCTTCTGCAAATGTAGAATTAGGAATGGTAATTGAACCACCTGAACCTACCTGCACATATTTTCCTACATCAGTAGTGGCCAATGAATATGAACTAGTCCTAGTTCCTGATGCTGGTAAATTTCTATATCCTACTGTAAATGTTTCATCTGGAAATGTAACTGTTCTATCAGCACTCAAAGTTGCTGGAGTAAGAATAGTTTCCCAGTTACCTGTGCCGCCTGAGCGACCTCTAATTTCAATACCATCTTGTGTAGAAGCTGCGCGAGCCAATACACCATTAGCACCAGTTGTGGTTAAACTTGTGCCTGTGGCAGCACCAATATTAGGTGTTGTTAATGTTGGACTTGAAGCCAACACTACATTACCTGAACCTGTAGTTGATGCTGATGATGCTGCGGTTAATCTTCCCTGTGCATCTACGGTTATTGATGCATTGGTGTATGATCCTGCTGATACTGCGGTATTTGCCAATGCCACTGATGGCGCTGTGCTGGTTCCGCCTATGGAAATGCCTGTGCCTGCTGAGACACTGGCTACCTTTGCGACCAATTCATTGTTAATATTGGTGATGTTGTTATCACCTTCTGTCCAGGTTAAGGCTGATCCTTTGCCTGCTCTTGTTACGATTGTTGCCATAATGTGACTTGCTCCACGTTAAGTTAAGAAAATAGGGTCAGAGGAGTCCAAGTCTCTGACCCTGGCTGTTATTAGGCTAAGCTAACTGTTAAGTTTCCGCTGGATACTTGGAATGTATCGCCTGTTTCAATGGTCTTGCTGGTTGTTACTGCACCCCAGAAAAGCACATTGCCTGCACCTGCTGTTCCGCCGTCCATGATGGCCACGTGTGTGATTGTGCCCCAGTTGGCAGTTGCTGCTGGGAAAGTCACAGTTGCGGAAGTTGCTGCAGAACCACTAGATGCTGCGGCAAAAGTCACTGCCTGACGTGCATAGGCTGTGCCAGATGTGCTAGTTTCATCAGTTAAGGTGCCTGCTTCTAGGTTAGTAGCTGCGGAACCACTGGTGTTGTTGAATAATGCTAGCCAAAGACCGCTTGGCTGTGTAAAACTGGCAACACGTAAAACGTGATCCAATACTTTATTTTCTAAATAATTACTTGCTGCTGACATTTTTTATCTCCTTGAATATAGATTGTCTGAATTTACAGACAACCTATTGTTGTCTGTTGTCATGAGAGCGTCTGACTGAGTATTTAAGTCAAAACTTTAAAAAACGTCAAAAAACTTCAAAAATCTTAGTGTAAGTCTACCCAAGCACTAGTTACCCAACCTTGAAATTTATTTGTAGTAGAATTATAAATTAAATCACCATTGGTAGGAGTAGTTGCATCTCGTTGAGTAGTTGTTATTGGACTTAATGACAAGACATTGGTAATTCCAATTCTACTGCTAGTAATTTCAATGCCCACAGCGGTCTGTGTTCTAAGAACTAGACTATCACTGCCTGTTGATCTAATTGCATTGGCTATAATTTCAATGGCAGTATCATCAAAGGTAGTAGAAGCAGAATAGTAGGGAATTCTATTTGTTGTGCCAGGATTAATTGTGCCACCTGCTGGAGTAATCCAACTTAAATTACCTGCGCCGTCTGTTTGTAATACTTGATTGGCAGAACCCTGTGTTGTAGGCCATGCACTGTTGTCTATTACAACTTGACCAGTGGTTCCGCCTGGAGTAAGTCTAATACTTGAACCAGTAGTGGTAATGTTTACATCATGACTAATATTAATTGACTTAATGGCAAATCCATTAACATCTAAATCTCCACCTAGCTGCGGTGTTGTATCTTCTACTACATTGGCCAATGAACCACCAGTGCCATTGGCTGCTAGAGTAATACGACCCTGTGCGTCAACTGTGATGTTTGCATTGGTATATGACCCCGGTGTCACTGCTGTGTTATCTAAATTAACAGTCAGCGTGGTGCCGGCAACACTAGTGGTCAATGCTGTGCCGCCTGCAACGGTCATTGACCCGTTTAGGTCATTGACAATAGATCCTGTGTCACCTGCAACTGTAATAGTTGCGTCTTTGAGGTTTTGAAAATTAGTATCTAATTCTGAATAGGTTAAGGCTGCGTCTTTAACACTGCGAAATGTTATTGCTGGCTTGGTCATTTAAACTGCTCCTTTAATTTTTGTTGTATATCTGAGGCCATACCCTGCAATAATATTTCATTGGCCTTGTTAGTTGATTCAACAGCTGAATACAGATTAGAAAGATCTTGATCCTGTTGATTTAGTCTATTAACTATCTGTTGCATACTCATGGCTAACTTGGCTTGATTTTCATTAAGAATGGCTTGGTTTCTATGTAGTTCCTCTAATATCTTCATGGGATCAAAATTGGGATCAAACATATTATTCTACCTTATGGTCATTGCTGGTCTTGTAATGTTCGTGTCTAGTAATGAATAAAACATTGTCCACAGTCCAGGGTTTTTCAAAGTCCCGGCGTGTCATGCAGAGATCTTCTGGATGACGTCCTTTGTATTTGTATCTATCGTCCTCTAACCATAATTGAATGTATTCTGGTTCTGTAATATACCATTCTTCTTTGCGGTATTTGGCCTGTGCTCTGGCACGTTGACATTGAAGATATAGTGCGTGGTTGATAGGATCTGGTCCTGCCTTCCATGTATGTGGTCTTGGTCCTTGTCTTGGCATAGTCTTATTTATTTTAATCCTTTCTATAGTAAATTAATCACAAGCATATGTGTGAATATCCCACAAGGCCAACATCAACAGACATCTGTCACTGGGGTCATAGAGAATATATTCTTCATCTATTGGATTGGCAAAAAGGCAATCAATATAAGGATATATCATGTCAAATTGTTCGTTGGGTATGTGGCAACCTAGCTTCATTTTGGAGAACCGTTACACTATATGCTGCTGTGTGGGCTGTGTGTATTAGTAAGCGTCAACATATTCATGTATTGTCCAATCAAGTTCAATCACAAATCCAGTTTGTTGTTTAACTTCCAGCTTCAATTGATCAATATCAACTGCGCTCTGACAACTCCAACCATCATGTTCTATAAAAGCCCTGTTATGAGTCCTCCGTAAATGCCTCTTAATCACCACCCTCACTGATTCCTCTAACTGCCTGTATATTCCACTCTTCATCTTGGCATTGAATCGTTCTCCCCGCTCAAGTGACTGATAACTCCTAATGAATTTCCACATATCCCTGACTTCTCTTTGATATCCTTGGATGTAAACATCCTCTCTGAGGATGTCAATCATTAGACGATTGTAATCCACATAGGAGAAGATCATGTTTTCATGCCAAGCACTGATAGTTCCTCCATTGAGTATGGCTGTTAAGATCTTTTTCACAGTGGCAATGTCTAATCCAGTGCGTTTACTGATATTTGATCTCACATCAGTCCTGTCATTGATATAGAGATCTAACAGAGGTGTTGCTTTTGCAAATCCCAATTGTCTTGCATGTTGTAGGATCAGTGTTTGAGCACAGCATTGGATGTCATATTCATGTCTATAACCTCTGGCATTCAACAAGGGTTGTTTGATACGTTTAGGTAAATTTTGCAAGGGGTGGTATTCTCTATTGGATTTCTCCACATAAAGGAATTCACCTGTGTCTAGTTCCTGTTGTTGTTTGATATTGACTTTAATTTTTGGAATATAATTAATGATTGCACAGATATTTGTATAACCATCTGGATTTAATTTGTATGATTTGCAGACACCAGCTAGACTGTTATAATAAGGATTGGTGCAGATCAATAATCTATTCTTTAGCCAACGACCCAGTGGTCTACTTTGACTGCCTAGCTGGCGTTGTATTTCTCTAGTAGACAACCATTGTTGACGATTATGATTTAGATATGTAGAACACCAATCTAAAGCTTTGGTTAGTGCTTTAATAATTCTAGGATCTGTAAAGTTTGGTGTATAATTCATATACTTAATACCTTTGGATCAAGCCATGTGTGTCCATTGCGTTTTTTTGGTTGTGTTGTAACTACTTCTATGCCATTGCTGATTAATTCATTTGCTGTTATAACATCTAACCATTGGATCCAAATACCATAATCTTTACAATATAATCCAGGAACAATATCTCTATTGGTAAATTCTTTCCAATGAATTACAATTTGGCAATTGTGATGTTTATCCCATGCATTTTCAATAGAACCATAGAATGCCATTTTACGTTCTCCTTAGTTGAATAAATCTCTAAAAGTGCCAGCACTGGCTTTGCGATCTTCTTCATCCCAGATCTCTTTTAACTGTCCAAAGATAACTTCTGGGTTATCATGCTGCCATTCTATGATTGGACGGCTGTCAGCGGAAACCAAAAAGTCTTTATTCTTTTTCAGTTTCAATCCTCTGATCACAAAGCCATGATGAGGATTTCTAGTGATGTGATCCCAAAACGCATGATTCCTATTTCTGTGATCCACATAGGTGGTATATTGGTTGCGGTCTTTGATGCCAACCATGGTTATGCGAATAACAGTTCCTCCATATTTGGAACCAATTTCTCGCTGTTCTAAAATTACATAGGGTTGATTGATAGCCATTGTATTCTCCTGTCTGTCATATGTATTTATATTATACAGTCAAAACCACAGGAAAACAAGCAGAAAAGACGAAGGCCCACCGGGAGTGAGCCTTCTAACGGATGTGTCACCAATGGCTGTAAGTGACGTGAGTATTTTGATTAAAGTTGACAGACCTTAATTAACAGAGAATGTTATCCGCTAACACTATTTATCATCACGATCTACGAACACTACTCTTGCGGCAATATTATGCACACTGGGCATGTAGAACACATGTCCTTTGGGTGTGATCACATGTCTGCAGTTTTGGCAACGTCTAACAAATATACGTTGACCCAGATGTTCATAAAATTTACAACTGATATCACAATCAGTGTTGCCTTCAACATATGGACAGGCAGTGGGTTTGATTTTTTTGATCACTATCTTGGTTGGAACTTCTGCTAGGTATTCATAGCCGCCCTTGTGCAGATTTTCATTGCTTAATGGTTCACGTCGCCATTCAGCAACTTCTGATAGTTTTTGTTCAAATTGTTTTTGGTCCATACTGATATTTAAAATATGGGTCGCAAATGTCAGGTTAATGTGAAAACCATGTATATAGACACAAAAAGGCCTATAAAACAAAAATTCTCCAAAACACCAGAAAAAAACCGCATTAGCGATGCCGCAAACCTAGTGATTTTGAGCATTTTTTATTTTATGACATTCTATAAAGGTGTTATACTCTTATTATGAAAGCCTATGTGTATAAGTGGACGGATCATAAAACTGGATTGGTTTATATTGGTGCTAGAAGAGGAGTTCCTGAAGGTGATACCTATATTTGTTCTAATAAACCTATGTTAGAAGAACATCAAAAGCGTCCTAGAGATTTTACAAGAGAAATAGTGTTTCAAGGAACACCATCAGAAGTCAGTGATATAGAGTGGCAGTTACAATGGGAATTATTTGAAAAAAAAATACCTTGTTACAATATACAAATGGTTAGATACAATTATAAATCTTATACCTATAGCATTTTTTATTGTGATGAAGATCGTTGGAATATCTTTAAGGGATCTAAATTATTTTCTAATAGCAAGAAATCACTTTGCGCCAAATACAGTCAAGATAGTGCCTATTAACGCCAAGATAGCAACAATTATTGTGCCAGATGTCGTAATGATGGTTGTTTTCAAACTCTTCTGTCCATCTATAACATCTTTACGCACTTCTTTGATATCTTGTTCTAGTTTTTCTAATCTTTGATCCAATTGGTGATACCTCACAGCACACAGATCAACGTGTGCTTCCAAACTTTCCTTTTCATGTTCAGTAGGTTTGAATTCCACGATTAATCTGCCTCAGCTGTTAGACTTGATGTTGTGGTTATGCTGGCAGCAACACTACCTACAGTGGTCATTAGGCGAACTACTTTCCACGCTGTGCCATCATAGACTGATAGGCATGGTTGTCCCGCATCACCATCTACCAAAAAGATTATGTCGCCCATGGTAGCATCTGTTAACAATGCCATGTCTGCAACAAAACGCTGTGTCATTCTAATAACATCACGTATGTTAACAATTTTACTGCTAGGTTGAAAAGTTAAACTGCCAGTAACATTCCAATTGGTTGGAATTTGACTGTTTTCAATTTGTCCACCTGCGGTTAATAATGGTATACCCAGTGATTGATTAGCACTGGCCACCAATGCGTTAAATGCATTGACCAAAGCCAGCAGATCAATTCTAGCAGCATTTGGATCATCATCTGCTGAATCTAAGTTTGCTGTTGGTATTACTGCTCCAATTGGAAATGTCATATTTGTTCCTCACTATATTTATTTTTTGTTATAGCACGTATACATTACCGCCTAACATCACTTGACTGGCTAATGCTTTGAATTCAATATCAACTATGCCATCACGTGGATCATTATCTATACCAAACAAACCTATGGTTGGTGTAGCACCTTTGCTTCTAATCACTGGTATCAATACTTCACTGGTTGGTGTGTCACTGACATAGAGGTTAACTGGATAGGCTGTAGCAGCTCTAACTGATACTTTAACATCTAGGATACCTGATATATTTCTACCTACAGTCAATTGTCTATTGCCTATACTGCCAGGCAATGTTGATGTATCTACATTAGTCAATTGTATGTTTACAGTTGAACTATTGGCTTCAATGGTCATACGTCTTAATTGTCTACCATTTAATCTAGCAGTAACATAAACAAATTGACCTGAGAATGCAGGTATATTGGTATTGCCTTCTTCAATTAGATATTCACGTTCTTCACCAGCAAATAATCCAATGTCACTGGTATGCACAATGTAACTGATAGTGCCATCAAATTCACTGGTAATGTTCAGTGTAAAATCTTTGACTGAACCTAGATCTAATAGATCACTGGTCCACTTAATTGGCAGTGTGGGATTTTGACCCCAATATCTGGTTTCACCCCAAGTGGTCTGCAGACCCCAACGTCCTTCAGTATAGGGTTTAACATAGCCATCACTGCGTTCTACATAACCTCTTTTTTGGCTGCTAAAACCAACCAAGGTTTCCATGTAAATTTCTACTGTGAATGCGCCTGTGCAGGTTACTGTTGCCATATGTTATCCTTAGTAAATCGTTGTTCCATCTTGTGGTGGATTCAAGAATCTTGTGTAATTACCTGCATTATCCTGTGCTGGTAATTGCGGATCACCTGTATTCAATCTATTGAATGGTGCTGGACTGATAGCATCAGTTAATCTACGACCATAGCCACCAATAAATGGTGTGTTGAATGTGGCATTGAGATCTGTGATCACATTGTCATTGGCCACACCACCTACAGTAAATCCTTCTTTTTCACGTGTCCATGCACTGCCAAAATCCTGTGTGGCAAAATCACGCAATAACAGTCCTCTGGTTTCTTCTGTATTGTCTGCTTTAAGCAACACTACTAAAAACTGATTGTATACTGTTGAATTCTGTGGATTATCACCAGCACCTTGATATGGACGCACATTTAATAATCTACTTGGATGTTGACTATTAGGCCAGAAACTACTATAGCTAGGTGATACTAATGAATCCCAAGTAGAACCTATGTAACCTGGCACTTGATAATAAGGTGAAAAGTAGCTGTAGAATACAGGTCCTCTAACATTGGCTTCATACCAACCATTGACCAATGACAATGAGGATTTTAATATTACTACTCTTTCCCAAGGTCCAATACCCCAATATTTAGAGTATCCAGTGGTATTAGGATCTTGTTGCATACCAAAGGTATCATAATATCTACGATATAAAACAATGCCAGGACTGGTTGATGGAACTTGGAAATAAAGTTTATACCATTTGTTTAGAAAATAATTTGCTGTAGAAATACTGATACCAACACGTTGAAAATCACCTATGTCTGGATTGGCCACAACCTTGTTCCATCTCTGCACATTGGCAGTTGGCAGTGCAGGAAATGCCACACGCAATGCTGCCAATGCTGATACAGTATCTCTAGTGGCAAAATTAAACTTGGCTGCTAGACTATCACGTTGTGCGTCATTGTAATCAATCTTTGCTCTGGCAGTTAAACTGTTAGTAGCATCTTTGATTACACCCGCATCATTGACCTGTGCAGTAATAACCCATTCATAGGTTCTACCATGTGAATAATTAGTTTCTAATGTATAGAATAATACATCGCCTTGTGCTACTGCACTGGTTTGAATCTCAATAAATGTAGGATTGGTTCCTGCAATTACTTCACGATACCTAATCTTAAATCCACGGAATGCACTGGATATTACAGGATTGAACTTGAATGTAATTTTGTTTAGATTTGGGTCACTGCTGATATTGTTAACACTGGCTACAATATCCATACCTGGAGTTGCACCAGCTGGTCTTTGGTCTACAGTCTTTAATGCTTGATTGAATGCACTGGTAATAGTTTCATTGCCACTGAATGTTGTGCCCCAAATGATATAATCATAGCCTGCGGAATATTCAACTTTGCCTCTGCCTACCTGCAATTGACGTGTGGGCACACCCTTATCACGATAGGTTAAACGTGCAAAGAATTCATAGGTCTGTAGTATGTCTGTAGCTGAACCTTGTATGATTGCAGTTGGATATGCACGACCACCAAAGTCAGCGGGTATTTCAAATGTAACCACTAGACCTGGAGTATAACTAGCAGGGAATGTAAAGGTATAGTAATTCCAGAATACAGCTTCACCAGGCTCACGCCAATAAATGGTTATGCCACTGACCAATGGATTAATACCTTTGGTCAATAGATCAGTGATCTGTTGAACTGTTACTATAATACGTCTTGGATTAACAGGAAAACCACTTGATAATTTAGGACGCAGTTCTAATCTATCAATGTCTGCGTTGTATTGTGGTGTTGTTGATAGCTGTCCACCTGGCAATGTCCAACCTTCACCAATAGTCTGCACACCACTGGTTACCAATCCATTAAAGTTTGGATTCTGTTCTAGATAATCTGCACGTGATGCAAGAAAACCATTGGTAACCTGTGTGCTGCCTCTGCCATCTGAAGCATAAGCACGAATATAAAATTCAAATATACCACGTGGCAATGGACCAATACCAGCCCAAATAGTTTTACCAGGACCAGGCAATGCTGTTAAACTAACTTCAATCCATGGACTGTAGATGTTGGCACGCCACCACATGGTTGCTGATTTATAAGTGCCGTCACTGGGTTGTTTTAACTGTAGATTAAAACCAAATGTGCCATTCTTATAATCTAATATCTGACTGCCTGTGATTTCCAATGCCGCAGCAAATGCCACAGGAATAGGAGTTGGGGGTGGAATAACAGTAACTGGAGGCACAGGAATTGGCGTAGTCCCCCCAATTGGTCCTGCTGTTCCTCCTGTTGGTGAACCCCCACCTACACCACCGCCCCCAACGCCATTGGGGTTTGTCGCTCCCGGGTTATAAATTACGGGTGTAAAGTTAGTTGGATATACTGCATAAGTTGGCGGCACTAGTCCAATTAAAAATTGATTATTGCTTTCTGGGTAGTAGATTGTAGAACCTTTGGGCACATACACAGGCAACACAATATCCTGTTCACCTGCACGAACATATGGATAGATATCATCTGGATTGCGCACACAGCCAATGTCCACTGTCATGTTGTCATTGATCTTAATGCTGACAATGCGCCATGGATCTGTGCCAAAGTTTAGAATAGTTGAATTGATCCTGATGTTATCACCAGGTTCTAGTTCTAGGCCTTGACTGCTGACTGTCAACGAACAGGTTTCTTGTCTACGTGATTTATTGAACAACAAACGTGCCATGTCTTTGGCCATAGCATAATTGGTTAATGTTGGAAATGTAGCTTCTAGTTTGTTTTCTCTACCACCATCTAATGTGATAAAACTTTGACGTTCTGATTCTGCTTCTGGATAGATCACATTCTGCACTGAGAACTTTTGATCTGGATCCACATAACTGACACTGACTACATTATATTTGGCAGACTTTTCTATACCAGTGTAGTTGATAGCACCAACAATATTGTCTTTGGTATAGGTTGCTACAATGGTTGCTGCACCACTGAGAATATCTGTTTCATTACCAGCATCTTCAATACGCAGTCTATACTTGCCCTGCACATATGGCATGTATGCACGGAAACCCATTAACAATGTTTTGACGTTGGCAAATATGCTTTGTGCTGTGTCCACTACATAGTTACAGGTTAATATAGGACCTGTAGCACCACCACCTGTGGTATAGGTCACTGTTTGATTGCATTTTCTAGCTGCTTTCTTCCAGCTGTCCCAATCAATATCATCGTTGGTTAGGCCTTTACCATAACGTGGATTACGTAGATAGTCTAATAATATTTCTGCTGGGTTTGTAGAATATCTAACACCTGCTGTAGCATATGTGCTGTTTTCTGCATCAACTAACAAGCTGGCCACACGACGTCCCAACAAACAGACCTGCACTTCTGGAATATTACCACCAAATGGATTTGAATCTGCTTCTTCTTGTGTTTTAATTTCTTTCCATTCATATCTGGCAAACAATACAGCCAATCCGTTGTAGGCCATGTTGCTTTGAAAGCTAGGTGCATCTTTGAAAATGCCACCGTCAATTATACCACCAACAGGTGATCCGTTGGCATTGGGAAAATACTGTCCTGGAAACCACTGTAACTGCACACGATCTTTGTATCTGTCAGTGGTAATATTGGTCAGTTGTCCAGCATTTAAGCTGGCCACTATGTTACTAGGCAATTGATAATCATCAATATAAACTTCACGTAGACCTTCAACAATTCCTTCTGAAAACACATAGGCCACATACAGATATCTGTTATTAGTTGATCCAGTTTCAGCAAATGTAACTATACCACCTACTTTACGATAACCATATA